GGCACTGGCTACAATGCTGACCTTTCTGCTACTCGCATTCTTGCTGGTACTAAGGAAGCTATCGGTACAGTCAAGCTCCTCGACCTCGCTACAGAGTCCGAGTACCAAATCGAACGTCAAGGTACGTTGTTCGTTGCTAAATATGCAATGGGACACGGCGTCTTGCGTCCTGAGTGTGCTGTAGAAGTACGCTAAATTAATTCTGAGCCCCCTTTGGTTAATTCCTTTGGGGGCTCTTTTTTAATCCATAACTTTATATAAATAATATGCCCACTACAACAATCTCTACGACTCTCCTTGAGTCTGTAAATATCGTCCTTGCTAACCTCGGCGAAGCTCCAGTTAATACTCTATCGAGTGGAGCGCTTCCGCAACAAGTGTCGCTGGCGTTAAACACGATAGAGGAAGTAAGTACTGACATCCAGTCTAAAGGCTGGTGGTTCAATCAAGGACTAGCGGGTGTTTATAGCACTACTGCTGATGTTGTTATCTATCCGAGTAATACCGCTAACGAGTGGTCTTCGGAAATCCCAGAGGAAGCACGACGGTACATCACAATCCGTTCTTCTCGTATTGCACAAACACGATTAATTGGCTCTGAGGAGCTACAGAAATTTTCATACAACGAAGAGCTAGTCAGTCTAGCTATCCTACAGCAAGCACACGTCCGCAACAGCAACGGAACCTTAGATTTTACTTCGTTCCCTAAAGAACTAAGAAGTCTTGGAATGGACGAGGTTATGTTCCTTCAAGGGACAGTAGAAGAAAAGATAGGAACACTGCGACTCGGAGGTGAGTTAGCAAATACAGCAAAGATTACAGCGGAGACCGCCATTCAACTGACCCCTGAAAAAGACTTCTTTGATAACGGAGGAGTACTTATTGATGGTCTTCCTAAAACCTACAGGGACGTTTCCGCTGAGATGCGGATTATGGGGTTTCAAGAAACCGCTTTCCAACAAACGCCCGCCTACAAAAAGGTAGAGTTAATTAAGGATGCCGTGAAGCTTCGCGCCGAGACAGCTACAGAGACAGGCACAGATGCCACAGAACTCGCTGAAGTAAACAAGGTAATGCGCTTTATAGGTGAGCCTCCAGTATCAGCCCTCAACTCAAACTCCCTAGCCTCTGAATGTGTTCGCTTATTGCGTGACACCGATAAAGAGCTACAGGGACGTGGATGGTGGTTCAATACCGAGACGGATGTTGAGCTTAACAAAGCTACCATTTCAGTAGCAACAACGACGACAGTCCCATTAACAACAACAACGGTAACCCCAACAACGGTAACAACGGTAACCCCAACAACAACGACGCAGACAGTATCACAACCAGTAGCCCTATCATCAACATCAACAGAATTTACTCTCTCTGGGAGTACCACGGCTTCATCCGATTCAGCGGATGGGACATATACCTTAGATAGTAGCACCAACCAATGGAACGGCCCAAATGGGCATTATTTTGCGCCATACACCGTACCAAATAGTACTATTTCTTTTATATTTAAAGATGCAGACGACACTAATCCGTTTATAGGCACTACTAGTCAAGTTAGTTACCCGTGGGAGGCAGATTGGAGTGCGGCGCAGGGGAGTCCGAGTCAAGTAATCGCATTAGCAACATTCGCTTCAACCACCTTTGAAAATGTTACTACAACCACCACTCAAGACGTTATTACAACCAGCACTGAAGACGTTACTACAACCAGCACTTCGTACGTTACTACAACCAGCACTGAAAACGTTAATGCAACAGTCCTTAACTCTGATATGCTCAGTGTTGAGGCTGACGAGTATGACACGATTGTTAAGACAGAAGGTAATTCGCGTGTGTTATACAATCTTAAAACTAAGTCAGTCACTGACTTTCCTTCCCCTATAAAAGTCAAGGTAATCTACCAACGCCCCTTTAAGGACTTACCCAGTAAATACCTAGAGTATCTCAGCGTTCGTGTAGCCATCTTATTAACAGAGCTTTACCCACAAAGTAACATAGATGTTGTCCGTCTTCCTAAGATAGAAGCAGAGCTAAAGGCTTACTTTAAAGACCGTGAGGCTGATGACGCTAACTACTCCGTGTTTGACAACTATGACACTGCCTCCAGAATAGGCGTCAACCGCAATTACGACCTCTCCTAATGCCCCTAATTAACACGTCGGTTCCTAACCTTATCCAAGGTGTCTCTCAACAACCAGACTCAACACGCTTTTCTGGTCAATGTGAGGAGCAGGAAAACGCTCTTAGCTCTGTTGCGGATGGACTACAGAAACGCCCTAACACTAGGCACATTGCTAGGTTGCTTACAAGTGCTATAGATGAGAATAGCTTTGTTCACTTTATCAACCGAAACGACTCTGAGAAGTATGTTCTTATTCACGATGGGACAGTAATAAAAGCGTGGAACATTATAACAGGAAACCCTGCAACAATTAATGGTGCGAATTCTTATAGTTACACGCCTCCTACCGACAGCTATCTAAACGCTCCCTCTCCTAGAGCAGTTTTAAAAGGATTAACGGTAGCAGATACTACTTTTTTACTTAATACTAAACAACCAGTTTATCTTAATCAGAATAAGACAGACCCCTTAGATAAAGAGGCTTTAATTTTTATCAAACAAGGGGATTATGGTAAGGAGTATAAAGTTAAAGTTACTGCTTTCCCTACTGACGTTGCTGGCTATGTAGCCGCAACTGCCGAAGTGACCCTTTCGAGATATACTCAAAAGACTTGGCATAATGGCGGGCAAACTCGCCCCAGCCGCAGTAGTAATTGGGTTCGAAGAAAATATTATACAAGGTATGCGTATCGAGTAACTGACGTGACGCTTACATCCGTAAACGGTGCGGATATCGGTGGTGATGGTTTTTATGCCCCTCCGATTGTCACTGTAACCTCAACCAGAGGTGTTACATCTGCTCCTACCTTCACACCTAATATGAGTGGTTCGACTGCAAATGGATTTAGTATTTCCTCAATAACTGTTAATGGTTATGGCTCTCTCGCTGGGTCTGGGACTAGAACCACTACATCTAGAACCTATTATGGTGAAACACCACCAACTGTTACTGTACAAATAACCCCTGCTTTCGACGCGGCTACTGTTGGTATCCCTTTAGAGGCAGAGTGTCTCTCTGGTAAAGCAGTCAGTGGCAGTAACCAATACCCTAATAGCGCCTCAACTAATAATATTAGTGCGTTACTAGAAGATGGTTCGGTTTTAGGAGACCAGCATGGTCAATCGGCTATTAAACCGATGAATGGAACAACTACTTCAATTCTTGGCAATCCTTCTGATATTGGGACTAGATTTACTACTGTTAGAGAAGGCAACCTAATAGTAATGACCAAGATAAACGATTCTACAGACAGCAGTTATTGGGAAGGAGACTTTGCAATATCAACTGAAGATGGATTAGCAAACACTGGTATTCAATCGGTTTATAAAGAGATTGATGATATATCAAGTCTTCCTTTGTTCGCTAAAAATGGATTTAAGGTTAAGGTTACAGGCGATTTAGAGTTAGACCAAGACGATTACTATGTAGAATTTCTTACTAACAGTGGGGGAGCCTTTGGAGAAGGGTCGTGGCATGAGTGTGCGGGTTACGATATTGAAAAAGGATTTGATAGCGCATCCATGCCAGTAAAAGTAGTCAATGATGACGTAGACTCGTTTATAATAGAACCGTTAACCTTTTCAGATAGAAACGCTGGAGACGAACTTTCAAACCCCAATCCATCGTTTGTAGGCACGACAATTTCAAATATGTTCTTTTTTAAGAATAGACTTGGGTTTCTGAGTAACGACAATATTATTTTAGGAGAGTCAGGTTTTGGAGGACTTAATCAAAACGGCGCTCTTGAATACAACTTTTTCAGAAAAACTGTAAGCAGTTTATTAGATGACGATGTTATTGATGTTTCTGTTGCTTCAACAAAAGTAGTAGAACTAACAGCGGCAGTAGGCTCCCAAGAAAACTTAATCTTATTCAGCAACAACGGTCAGTTTGTTATGAAAGGTGGAGACGTGCTGACCCCTAAAACAGTCTCAGTAACACCCGTTACCAATTTTGATTACGAAGACTCAGTTCCTCCTTTGGCTCTAGGTAGCTACATATACTACCCATTTACTAGGGGAGAGTTTACTGGACTTAGAGAGTTTACTGTTAATGCAAATACAGACAATTATGACTCCGTAGAAATAACGGAGCACGTTCCCTCTTATATTCCTAACAACATCATTGAGATGAAAGGAACAACAGCCGAGGATATGATTGTTATGTTAAGTGGTAGTGAAACTAAGTCGCTATACGTTTACAATTACTTTTGGAACAACAACCAGAAAGTTCTAAGTGCTTGGTCTAAATTTACTTTTCATTGTGATATAATAGGAATAGAATTTATTGGCTCTACTCTGTACGCAATTATGGCTGACAACACTATTTCAGGTGGGGAAACTAACCTTGTTGAACTACCTCTTGAGTCTGGTTTATCAGATGAAGTGGGTTTTGTTACCCACCTTGATATGCGGTGCTACAAGACAGTAGCTCAAGGAGGCAACTCAATAACTCTTCCATACACCCCAGCAGATAACTCTATTGAAGTTTATACTAAGGATGGACTAAAACTAAATGCCACTAATACAGGGGATAATGTTACCCTAACAAGTGCTATAGCTACCTCTCCTAACCTCGACGTTACAGCAATGGTAGCTGGTAAGCAGTACACTATCGTATCTGCGGGAACTACAGACTTCACCGCTCTTGGAGCGGCAGACAGTAATGTTGGCACTTCCTTTTACGCAACAGGAGCAGGAACAGGCACAGGAGTTGTAAGCGAACCTAACGTATGGGTAGGACTCCCCTACACCATGAAGTACACCTTCTCTGAGCAACTATTCAAAGCTAAAGCTGGTCAAGGAAGCAGTCCATCTAATGCCGCTGAGTTGTTGGTACGCAACGGTTCGTTATACTTTGACAAGACTGCTTACTTCAAAGTCAAGGTGACCCCTAAGTTCCGGAGCACCTATGAGAACGTCTTTACCCCTGATGTCGTGGGTTCTACTACAATAGGAACTCTTAACTTAGACAGCGGATTCTATCGCTTCCCTGTATTTACCAAAGCACAGGATACGACTATCACGGTTGAAAACGAGAGTGCGTTGCCCAGTAACTTCCAGAGTGCTGAGTTTGAGTCTTTCCTACACTCTCGCTCAGATAGATATGGCTAAACTGAACGTACAGGCTGGTAGATGTTCTATTATAGAAGCTACCAAGGAACACATAGAACAGATATATCCGTTCATGCGTAAAGCAGACCAGATAGAGGTTGCCTGTATGGGACATACTCCCAAGGAATCCCTAGAGAATGGTCTCGCTAATGATGACGTTACTCTTACCGCTCTAGACCCAGATGGCGTCCCTATGGGGATGTTTGGTGTCGGACAGGTAAACAACCTAGCGTACATCTGGTGGTTAGGCACAGACATTGTGAATGACCACGCATACGACTTTATTAAATCGTCCCGTAAGTGGACACAGATACTAACCAAGCCTTATGGCGCAACCTTTAACTTTGTACACGAGGAGAATAAATTGGCTATCAAATGGCTTAAATTCTGTGGTGCTAAATTCACCCGTAAACTCCACTTCAACAACCACCCCTTCTTTGAATTTATAATTACTTCTAAATAATATGTGTAATCCAATAGCAATAGCACTCGGCGTCGCTCAAGCGGGTATGTCCTACATGGGGCAGAAACAGCAAGCCAAGACCCAAGAGCGGGTGCAACGCAACGCCACGATTGCCGAACAACAACGTCATCTAAGCGAGATGTCAGCGTCTCGTATCAAAGAAAGACAAGAGAAGGTAGCGGCGGCACAACGTATTCAACAGTCCACCACGAAAGCCCGTGAAGCCCGTGCAACGGCTCGTGTGAGCGCTGGTGAGTCAGGAGTAGCAGGACTGAGTGTAGACGCCCTGATTAACGACATGACACGTAAAGAAGCAGAGTTTAGCTTCTCTGTTCAACAACAGATGCAGTTCGCTAATGTGAATCGTCAGCTTGGATTTGAAGATGGGGCTAACCGCTCTCGTATGAACCTGTTGAGCATTAACAAACCAATAAACCAACCTAACCTCCTTGGTTCTATTATTCAGGGCGCTTCTACAGGATTAAGTGCCGCTGGCTCAATGAAATAACTTTTTATAAAAAATGGCTAAACAAACTTTAAAATCATTATTGGGCTCCTCAGACGAGCGGAAGCAGGTAGAACTAAATCTTAACCCTGTAGCCCTCCAGCCCACAATAAATAGCGGAGGTAACTACCGTGTAGCGGTTCAACAAACCCCAAAGACAAACGCCGCTCTACAGTTATCTGAGGCGCTGAAGGCTGGCGTACAGGTGTATGGACAAGCCGTAGATTTCGCCCAAGACAAAGCCGCAACAGACGTAGAAACTATGTCCGAGGAAGACTTTGATACGTTCCTCAACGAGGGTTTAGACGAAGAGAGTCGTAATATCTTTGGTTACACCAAGGCGTA